GCCAAAGGTTCCGGCGGGGACATCCGCCACCGCACGCGTGATCAATTCAACTCGCATGCCCTGGCGGGCTGATTTAACGGGGTTATGATTTTGCATGGTAGACATCCCCGCGCTTTTCGACTTTGCCTGATTTGATTGCTTGGGCCATGATCGCGTTGAACGTATCAAGGTTAATTAAGCCCATAAGCGCGGCATATAAGTGCCCGGCGGGGATACCGCGCGGGCTATCCGTGATAGTTTCAACTACATCATCAACTAGCCCCGCCACAATCTGGCGTATGGCTAGTGCTTTGTCCTGAATTGATTGCATGGTAGACTCCTAAAGGTTGGGGTTAATCTTGCCGCAGATAAGACTCAACGCCACCATCTGCGGGCGGATAATCGTGGCGCGCTGCAAATATATTGCAATCGCCTTGCGACCATTCTTGGATGATGGTGACTCGCTCAGATACCGGGATTTGCGCCCAATATTCGCTTGCTTGTTCGTGTTCTAGTTCGCAAAAATGATCCTCGTTTACAACGGGGTATTGTTCCAAATCGTCAAGCATTCTGTCGGCAATCAACAGCCGCGCATGATCGGATTTGTGAACGTACAGAGTTTCAACCCAACCAACGGCCCAATGGGAATCGTGAATGACTATGACGGTATCCGATTCGCCGCCCAACAGTTCTAGGCCGCAGATAAAGTTGGATTGTTCTAGGGCGCTGGAAACGCGGGACTGCCCCAATACGGGGTAATAATCGTAGTAATCCGGCCCTGCGTATGAATCGGGCCGTGTGTATGGTTTTAAGTGTGCAAATTCGGGCATATTCTGAGACTCCAAGGTTAGTGGTTTCTATCTATGCCTAGACTAAATCATTAATTGTGCAAACACAATAGGCAATCTGACAGCTAGTGAAATACGCAATAATGTTACCCGTTCGACTGCGGATTCGGGTAGAACTTTCAGGGTAAGCCATTGCCAACAAAGAAACCTTTGACGCGGGGTGCGTTGGAAAGCCTAGCCAGGAGCCATTCTGGGCAGGCCATACGCAGCCTTTCTGCAATCTCACGGGCCGGAAGGTCAGAGTCAGCGCGGGTTGCGGCCAGTGTCGCCCTCCTGGACCGAGGCTTTGGTAAGAGCTTGGGCCTGCCAGAAGCAATCACCGGGATCACGATCAATCTTGTCGATCTCGGTCCGGGCGTTAGGCTCACTGACAACCGCTTAGTGTCTGGTCCTGGGGTTATCGAAGGGAAAACGGAGAAAGAGCCTGGCGAGCCCTCAAAAGCGGCTGAGAGCGGAATCGAACAAACCGTGAACAAAGGCGAAACGCCCTAGAGAACAAAGGGCGAACCACGAACGTTCGTTTGGGGAAAAGGGTGAACAAAAGGGGAACAGAGGGTGAACAAAGGGTGAAAACCGACCCCTACCATGCCGAAACGACAAAGAGGGGCGGGGTAAGGTAAGCGAGAGGAACACCACTTCCCCACACTATTTTTTCCAGCGGGGCATTTACAACCTATGATACTCTTCCTTGGTATAATTCGGGTGTAAAGGTGCCCAGATTCACGGGTTAAGACCCAAATTTACACCTTTAAGTAGAAAGAGCGGTTAATTTCGTGATTTTGGAAGAATTAATGCTTACTTACCGCCGCGCGATTTTGGTCCGGGCGTTTGGCGATTGGATAGCGGCGTATTTTAGTGATTCTGATATATCATTTTCATAATTTTGGGTTTTTCTGATTATAATTTTTCAGGATTCAGGTTTTGAGATATTCACTTCGTGGTGATGCGGAGCGTCAATTATGGTGTGCTGTTCTTTACCAGGCTTTTCACGACGGCTTAGGTTTTGAAGGAGACAAGCGGCGACCGTTTATTGGGCAGCGTGATACGCGGATTGTTATGGGTTGGATAGGGAGCAGGGATTTCAGGTTAGTTTGTAATCTTGCTGGTGCTGACCCGGATTATATTGAAGCTGGATTTCGGAAGGGTTTGAAGGTTTGAGGATGGATTGGGCGGTTTGGCCTCCGAAACCAATCGAAAGTCAGGCCTCTAAGATGGCCGCGATGAAAAGTCGCAGTTTAGGATGCAAAGGGCGAGCGATAAATTCCTTGGTGGGTTGAAGGGTTTCGGGGTCTAGGCCCCTAAGTAAGTTGATTGCGGGCTGAAGGTCCGCCCTGTCCCGAAGGGCTTCGAGTGCATCACGGTCGATTGGGGCCAAAGGCTGATTTTCCAACCAATCGCCAATCGGGTTCGCCTTCTCGTTCTCTTCTTTGGTTTCCATTATTCGTCACCTATGTTAGTGGCAGCCGTTGTTGGCCGCCGATCCCCATTTCTAGTAAATTGGCGAAGGGACAACTACGCAGAGTCCGTTGCGTACTTGAGACAGGATAAATCGATGGGAAAAAAGAGAAAGAAGAGTAGAAAGAGGTTGAGAAAGCAGATGCTAAACAAGGCGGATAAGGCCCTACCACCGGCCCTACGCTATGCTGCTACCAAGTATGACCATAAGGCTTCGTTTCGTCAGCGAACGGACCAGGGCACTTTTGGGGCAGCGAGTGAGGTAAGGGACATTACCGGAGACAACTAAGGCAAAGGAAATTCAGTTTGCGTCGGGTGGACAGCGGATGCCTCTAATGGCCGATGGGTCTGAGATGTGTGGCGGAAGTAGCTGGAATGGGGGACACTCCTACCGACGCAAGCGTTTTAAGCGAGAAGAAGATTTTGGGTTAATGGGTAGGAAGAGCAAGCGTGAGAAGTTAGTGGCAGCCGACGAGGTTCTTCCCCCTGAAGTTCCTTTTACCCGGTACGGTGCTAATACCTCGGTTCGTCAGCGTCAGGTAACTTTGAGTATCTTGTTGGTTCAAGTTTTATTGTCACCACTGTCCGGCTTGACTGGATGACAGAATTAACACTGAAGCCGAGTTGGAAGCCCCGACCCTATCAAATCCCGCTTTACGCTTATTTAGCGAATGGCGGGAAGCGTGCTTTAGGGGTTTGGCACCGTCGAGCAGGCAAGGACATGACGGTAATGAATTGGACCCACGAGGCCCTTTTTGACCGTGTTGGGACGTATTGGCATATGCTACCTACCTTACAGCAGGGCAGGAAGGTCATTTGGGAGGGGATTTACAAGGACGGCACGAAGAAGTTGGATACCTTTGAGCCTGCGACGATCAAGGGCATTCGCAACGACGACATGAAGATTGAATTCCATAATGGATCAATTTGGCAAGTTACTGGCTCTGATAATTACGATAGTTTGGTTGGCTCTAATCCTGTTGGAGTAGTCTTTTCGGAGTGGTCGCTTACTGATCCTCAAGCATGGGAATTTATTCGCCCCATCTTGAAGGAGAACGGGGGTTGGGCGGTCTTCATTTACACGCCGCGTGGCAGAAACCACGGGTATGATTTGATGAAGGTGGCGAACCGGAATCCTGATTGGTTTTCTGAGGTTCTGACTGTTGATGACACAGGGATGCTTTCCCCTGAAGAAATCGAGAAGGAGCGCCTAGAGGGGATGTCTCCTGACTTAATCGCGCAGGAGTACTTCTGCTCCTTCGATGCCGCGCTACATGGGGCATATTATGGTCCGCAGATGGCTGAGGCGCTCGAAGACGGGCGGGTTTGTGGGGTTCCTCACGACCCTGAGCATCCTGTGGAGACATGGTGGGACATTGGGATTGGGGATTCTACCGCGATTTGGTTTGTTCAGTATGTTGGCCGTGAGATACACCTCATCGACTATTATGAGACTTCTGGTGAAGGATTAGCCCACTACGCCTCGGTTCTTTCACAAAGAGCGTCTGAGAAGAAATATAATTACTCGGCTCACATTGCCCCGCACGACATCAGGGCGCGAGAATTGGGAACGGGCAAGGCGAGAATTGACGTTGCAAGGAACTTGGGCATCAATTTCAAGGTTGCCCCTAAGATTTCGGTTGAGGACGGCATTGAAGCTGTTCGGAATGTCTTGGGCAGGTGTTGGTTCGACAGAGATGCGACGGACCACGGATTAGAGGCGCTGCGCCAATATTGCAAGGAATGGGACGCGAGGAACGCAATGTTCAAGGACAGGCCCCATCACGATTGGACGAGCCACCCTGCGGACGCCTTTCGCACTGGAACTGTCTTTGGCAAGGGCGGAAAATCGAACGGTTCAGGCCCCCTCCCATACAGGCCGATCAACATTGTCTAGGGTCCCGAGGCAGATCAAGATGCCCAAGATAAAGACTTCGTACACCCGGCCCGCATTGGGTCAACCGAGGAGGAAAATCCTCAAAGCCTACAGGAGAAAGAAATGACTAAAGAGGAACAGGGCGAACCGAAGGTCTACCGCACGGTGGGCGATGTACAGGCCGCGATTCAAGGCATGGCAAGTGCCTCTGAAATCAACATGGTCGAAATCACCCCCGACATTCAGCGTGCCATCGACAGCTATCATGCACCGAAGCCCGTGAAGGTCAAAAAGGCTTCGGGCAACGCGAAGGCCGAAATGTAATGGGAATGAGTCTGCAAGCGCAGCTCGCCATGATTAAGCGGATTGAGGACGTTGAGGCGCGTGTCAGTGCCTTGGAGAGTCCGGGCAACTACACCCCAGTCCCTCATGGCGGCACACCTGATCCTCACGTTGATTTCGATGGAATGGCTCTTCCTGGGGAGACGGTGATGGTCGATGGTCAAGGCGCTCCGTATGAGGCCAAGGGCCCTCGCGGAAACCCAAACATCGAATACCGACCGAAGCACCGAGGCTTCGGGAAGTGGGGTGTGACCAAGGATGGCTCGTACATGCCTGACTTGAGGGACCTCGACAAAGAATCTGCCTATTCTGAGGCGGAAAGGCTTACTAGGGGCGGATAATGGGCAAGTACACTCCGAATAACAAAGACCCAAAGATTGACGAAGACGCCCTAAGGGGTCTGCTTCATTCGGAGATTTACCGGGCCATTGGTCACGTTGGCGGTACGATCACCACACAGCGTTCCAAGGCCATCGACTTGTACAAGGGCAATCCTAACGTCGGGGAACTGAACCAAGGCCCTGATGGGTGGTCCTCTGTCGTCTCAAGGGATGTTTTTGAGACGGTTGAGTGGATGATGCCCGCGTTGATGAAGATGTTCACTGGCGGGGACAAGACCGTCACTTTCAGCCCTGTAGGGCCGGAGGATGTAGACGCTGCGGAGCAAGAATCCGACTACATGGACCATGTGATTATGAAGCAGAACGAAGGCTTCAAGAACATGTACACATGGTTCAAGGACGCTTTGCTCTTGAAGAACGGAATTGCGACTTATTGGTGGGACGAGACTCCTCGCGTTGAGAAGGAGCATATGGAGGGCCTTACCGACGAGATGCTTGAAGTTGCTCTCATGCAGATCAAGGAAGACGATGACCTTGAGCTTCGTGAAAAGACCACTCGCAAGGAGCCCCTCCTGATGGATGGGGTTCCAGAAGGTGAAGAGGTAAAGCTCCACGACATCACCGTTGCTCACACATACAACGAGGGCAAGATGGTGTGGAAGGTATTTCCTCCCGACCAATTTCTGATTTCTGAGCGCGCAGTTGACATTGAAGATGCAAACTTAGTAGCAATTCGTGAGCGCAAGACGGTTTCTGAGTTAATCGCAGAGGGTTACGACGCAGACTTGGTTCGCGGTCTCCCGACATATTCCTATCAAGAGCTGAACGAGGAGCGCACAGCGCGGTTTGACCAAGACGAGGACTCCACTTATGGGCGTGGCCAAGAGGGTGACGAAACCTCAAGGGAAGTATGGATAACCAAATGCTACTTTAAGGTTGACTGGGACAACGATGGCATCGCGGAACGTCGCCGGATTATCGTCGGCGGGAATTACGCAGACACCATCTTGGATAATGAGGAATGGGACGGCCCTGTTCCGATTGTAGACATCTCTCCGATTCCCCAAACGCACAAGTTCTTCGGGTTTTCCATGGCAGACATCATGGAAGACCTTCAGATCATCAAGTCGATTCTTCTCCGGGGAGCCTTGAATAATCTCTATCTGACCAACAATCAGATGATTGAGGTGCCTGAAGCCGCGATCGGGGATGACACCATTGCCGACCTCCTAAATCGTGGTCCGGGGAGTTTGGTTCGGACTGCAAACCCTGGAATGGTCCGCGAGATTCCGGTTCAGGGCATTATGCCTGACCTCTTTGCCTTCATCGAACTTCTTGATGGGGAGAAAGAGAATCGTTCGGGCGTGACCCGTTACAATCAAGGTCTTGACGCTAATTCGTTGAATAAGACGGCGACAGGCATTGCGGCTATTCAGAACGCTGCGGAACAGCGGATTGAACTCGTTGCTCGCCTCTTTGCAGAGGGCGTGAAGAAGTTATTCTCTCAGATGCACGACACGGTTCGCCGCCATTCCGAAGTGGGGAAGGCTGAGACTGTCCGCCTGAGAGGGAAGTGGATTGATATTGAGCCAAGCGGCTTCAAGCGCCGGATGGACATGGAAATCCATGTTGGTCTAGGAACTGGCGCGAAGCAGGAGAAAGCGGTCTTTGCCCAACAGACGATGCAGATTCAGCAGCAGATTCTTCAAATGCAGGGCGGTTTTGGCGGCATGGTCCACCCAAAGCATGTTTACTCTGCCTTGAAGGACATGGTTGAGACTGGCGGCAAGACCGTCGAGCGTTACTTTGCCGACCCTGATACTGAAGAGGGTTCGCAGCAACCTCCGCCGAAGGAAGACCCGAAGGCGATTGAGGCTCAGGGCAAGATGCAGATGGCCCAGGCCGAGATGCAGGCCAAACAACAACAGACGCAGGCTGAGATGCAGATGAAGCAGCAGTCTGCACAGATCGAACAACAGCAGAAGACAGAGGCCGCTGCGGCTGATCTAGCCTTGAAACGGGAGATTGCTCAGGCAAACCAAGCCCGCAAGGAGCGTGAGTCTCAGGAAGAGAACGCCCGAAAGAACCGAGAGTTGGACGCTCAGATAATCCGTGATGAGAGGGAAGTTGAGGCCAAGATTGCCATTGAGCGATTTGAGGCAGAGCAGAAGGCTGATATTACTCGCGCTGAGTTCCAAGTCCACCATGAGGTTAGGGAGACTATTGATAACTCCCCTGAGATCACACCACAGAACATTACAGTAAACATGAGCGAGACGACGACGGAAAACTGACCGGCGTTGAAGTCGAAGGCATTGGCCTCGGCGCTAACGAGTTGGTGGAGTTCGTCCTTGGAACTTTAAGTCCACAGTCTTCCTCCCAGGCTGGGACGGACTCCATCGTTGATTCTGTATGGAATGAAGAGAATGGAGCATTCGCCTTGATGGCGTTTGTTTTTGCCGATGAATAGTTGCGGCTACTGTTCATTGGGTGTAATCGAGTCGCAAGGAGAGTAGATATGGCGAAGTATGCAAAATATGGAAAAGGTGGCGGCAAAAATTCCAAGCCGGTTGGCAGCGACAAGCGCCGGTCTGGCTCAAACACCGCCAGTGACGTAACCACCGAGTCTTTGAACGTCGGCGGAGAGACGCCCATGCCCAAAGGTATGCATCGTGTTGCCCCGCGTGAAGGGTCCGCTGCCTAGTGGACGAGGACTCCCTACAAAAGAAGCGAACCAGAGGCCGTGAGGCTGAGGAACTTCTTGCCAATCCGTTGCTGCTTGAGTCTTTCGAGAAAATCGAGGTAGCAATCAAAAAGTCCTTCGATCAGGTCAATATGACCCCGGAGGACGCTCACACAGTTTGGATAACCAATCAGCTTTACCGTCGCTTGCGCCTTTTCATTGAGAAGACCGCACGGGGCGTTAAGGACGCTGAGTTGGAAATGTCCATTAAGCGGGCCACCCAGCCTTTGGAACCCGCAGGAGAATAAAGTATGACTGATGAGGTAGCGGCTACCCCTGAACAGGGACCCGTCTCACACGAAGAAGCTGGCGTAATGTTCGCCAAGTTAATCGGAGAAGGCCCTGAAGCCACCCAATCGGAACTTCAGGAAGAACCATCCGCTAACGCGGATTTGGGCCACCCGGAAACGGAACCCGAACTAG